TTACACACTGCTGTCGAAATGGTCTTACCCAGTGCGTCAATCGTTTCCTCTTGAATGTCAGGAAGGCAAGCATGGGATACCTCATGGGCTACAAGCTCAATGCCGTAACGTTCTATAGCTTCCCTGCGAAACACAATCTCTCGCTTCTCGTAATCACACACTCCAAGACTTCGCTTGAGTGAAGGCTTCCCTGTCTTGATTGTCCAAACTTCATTGCGAATTTTGATCTGAAAATAGAGTTGTTTCTTCTTCTTGGATGCCATAAGATTAAGACGGTAATGTGGTTAAGATGGATTCTTAACATCGGTTATACAATAGATTTAAAATTCAATCTAGGATTATTCTTAAATAAGTTTTAGAAGGGATACTTGATACTATTACTTTTACCATTCTTCTTGAGCTATCGTTAATCGGAGTGATTAACCAATGTCTTTTACAAAGAGGATTTTTAACTTAGCTTTAACACAATCTTCAAGATAGCTTTAAAAGGGATTGTAACGACTGTCTTTACTTGTCGTCAAGCCTTTTTCTTCTAAAATCTTTCTGTGGTGTCGTAAGTGCTTACCTCTGTGCAACATACAGACCAACATTTGCTAAGGCATATCCCCACCACGTTATAGCCATTCCCATGTCTCCCTTTCGGAACTGGTCGATACCGATCACAGCGTAGATCAGCATCACAAATAGGATCAGGGGGCCAGACATGGATAAAAACGCCTCCTAGGGGCCATTCTGCTCAAAAGCAGCCTATTGGCGGGGCACGATCCGGATGAAGTTTCGGGCAATGGACTTGGGACGGTCTTTCCGGTAGACCCCATCTCCCTCCCTAGACCCTGCTCCGTTGGTGTTACCCTCGACTGTGATGATACGGCTACCCTTGTCTTGGATAACGATACCAACGTGACTGAAATCGTAGACCACGATATCCCCAGCTTGAGCCTTGGCTTTGTCTGAGAGGATTTCGGTAGTGGCTGGGCGATCCTTAGCCCATTGGAGAAAGCCGTAGGCTAGGGCTGTTTTGGGTCGCCATTTCTCAGGGGTAAGGGTCTTGAGGTTAAGCCATGTAACGACTTGAGGGTTTTCTAGCCACTGGTCGATGACCCAGCAAACAAAGGCGGCACACCACGGCCAAGCTGCGGGTCTAAGGGTCGTGCAAGCTTGGTATTCACGGATTTTGGCTCCGCTGTTGTTCCCATGCTCTTTGACTCCGACTTCCTCGGCGGCGATGTCTGCAATAATCTTGTTCAAAATTTAGCTCCTCCTTTGATTGATATTTCTCGTTTTTTGAAATCGAAATGTGGTCGAAGCGATGAAAATAGTCGAATCAAAAAAGAGCGTTTATCCTCTTCTTGGATTCGGTCATCCATGACCTCGGTTACGTGCTTTAAGCTACTCGGCTTTAGCGGCTGGTCTGACTTCAATGTAGGAGGTAACACCGTCAGGAGTAGTGCCGTTAGCCAAAGCACGGATTGTTTTAATTTCTTTTTGCTGCGAGGCATTGGTCGCAATGTTTATCAAAGACATTAGAAGCGCAACCACAAAGCCTGTTACAGCCATCTGATCAACACTACTAGCTAGGTGTGGGTCGTAGGCAGCAAGACGAGCAACCACAGCACCAACTCCAGTGGCAATGATCGGAGTCAGAATACCGCCCAAACGAGAGGCAAAAAAGTGAATAATCCAAGCTTTCATCGGGTTTTAGGAGACTTTAAGCTTTTGAACAGCAGATTCGATTGTGTAGCGCAACAGACTTTCTGAGGCGTTAATCCCAAGCTGTTGTGCTTCGTTCCGCAAACGGCCTAGAGCAAAAGCTCGCTTTTCAGCAGAAGACTTATCCGATGCAGCTACTTCTCGGACAATATCCAAAGCAATAGGAAGCAAGGCCGCCAAACCCGAAGAGATAAGCTCACGGAAAATGGGAAGGTAGAAGTTAAGCAGGGAACTGGAAATTCCCATAAGTTTTGCAAGGAGTTTTTTCATAGTGGTAATCAAATTACGTTGGTGTAGCCGCTAATCCAAGTTTTTTCTTTGGCTTTGTGTCCGAAAACTGAATCCATGAAATTACGGAGTTCTTCGTCCACTTTTGCATCCTTTGCTTCCTGAACGGCTCGGTCTACGTCCCTGCCCATCTGCTCTGTCCAGTAAGCTACGGCAATGGCTAGGGCATCCAAGCGGTCATCCTGAGCCAGTGCGCCACGATCCTTGGTAATGCGGCTCATTTGGTAGAAAAGCTGGTAACGCAGGGCCATGTCTTGAGGAAGGTGCTGGTTTCCTCTGTAATCCTGCTCAATAAGCTTTTTGTCTACGATAAGCCTGTGTTGGTTAAGAACTGGCTCTAGGGTGTCAATAATCCGAAGCTCCTTTTGTTTGCTGTGCTTAACTTCTTCAATAGTGCACGGGTAAATCTTGCCCAGCACTGGCTTGAGAAGCTGCCCGAACATACCGCCACCGTAGTTTTCTTCGATGATGATTTTTGTTACGTTCTGGCGTTTGGCAATGACGGAAAGAGCCTTGAGCGTGTCTTCAGTGTATCCGCTAGTAAAACCACCAGACTCCATCAGGAACAGCATTCCGTGAAGGAACTTGATGACACAATATGCAGTTTCGTCCCTGCCTCGTCCTGATGGGTCAATGGACATGATCGAACCCTCAAACGGAAGCCACTCATCCTTACTGACAAACATCGGGCCGTGGTAACGATCTCCACTCATCCCGACACACGGAAGGTCATCAATAACGTAGTCAGGAGAGCCAGCCCACGCTACCTTTTGTGGTGCAAGCTGCGGATTAAGGGACATAACACACAAGTCGCTGAGCTTGAGCGGATAGCGTTCCAAATCTGCGAGGCTGGTATCAAGCATGAACTGAAGCTGAAAGCCGCTGCGTCCGTAGCTTGCTTCGCGTTCCATGAGGTCAAGGTCGCTGAAGCGTTTCGGGTCGGTAGTTTTGTTAGAAATAAGAGGGTCTTTTTCCAACGCTTCACAGATTACAGGAGCCAATCTCTCTCCGTAACCCTTAAGCTTATTTTCGTCGGGATATCTGGCCGGCCAAACACGGCACACATAACCGCGCTCTTGGAGCTTGTTGTAAAGCGATTCTTCGCACTGCGGGGTTCCAAGGAACATGATCTTACCCTCCGGTTTAAGCACGGCCTCAAACTCCTTGACCGACTCGGAAATCCTGTCCCGCATCCCTTGGGTCATGGAGTTGTTGGCACTCTCTACGTCATCGGCAATGATGATATCGGCACGGCTTCCGGTAATCATTCCGGTGATACCGACAGATTTGACGGATGCACTGTGAGCGGCTCCGGATGGGCCGACATCAAAGGCTATTTTGCTGCTGCGCTGCTCCTCGGACGGCTTTAGGTGCTGGAGGATGGGCATCTCAGAAATGAGACGCAGGGTAAAGGTGCTAAAGTCATCGGCGCGAGCTTTGGATGCCGACACCACCAAGAACTTCAGGTCAGGGTTTAAAAGAAGTTGGTGACATACAAAAGCACTCGTGATGTAGCTCTTGCCCACCCCACGAAACGCCTCAATAATCGAACGCTTAGGGGCGTTTTGGATGAAGTCCGCAATATCGTATTGGATAGGAGTCGGGGCTGGTAAGTTAAGATGCTTCCAGCACAGGAACAGGAAATTTCGGAAATCATGGAGTCTTGGGTCAACTGAGACGTTCACAAAGCAAAGTTTCCCCTTCAGGCCCAGTGCTGAACCGGACAATGTATCGGTTGATGCTGAGCCAGTTGTAAATCTGTTCAGCGTGTGGGTGTGACTTCCAAACCTCAACGCTTAAGAACTGAGGACGGCTGATCATGTCATCCAGCACAGCCCATTCCATGCCTTCGCAATCCAGAACCATTGCGTCAATCTTGCCGTCATCAATCTGCGAGAACGGAACAAGCTCGACATCTACAGTATCTCCGTTTGTGGGTGTTGGCGACCAAGTGCCGTCAATGTAGCTTGATCCGTTGTTCATCCGGAGCTTAACCGTCTTGTCGCAGTGACCCTTGAATCCAATGGCTTTGCGGACAAGCTGGACTTCAGGCATACCTTCCTTGGCTGGCATTTCAATCGGAACAGCTTCGGCCATCTTGGGGTTGGGTTCGACAAGGATGAGTTTATCTACCAGCTTTTTCTGGTAAACGTAAGGAGCGGAGCTGATGTCCATCGGCCCGACACCGCACTCACAGAATGTCCGAAACTTGTTTTTTCGCGGGTTGATCTCATTGACCAAGCTCATGAGGTAAGCAATGTCGGAGAACCAACGGATTCGTTTTACGTGATCAATATTCATAGAAGTGTTTTAGCTTTGTTGATGATTCTGTCCGGATGGATGGTTCGCAAGACTTCGCACTCTCCGGTAAGGGAGCAAGGTTTGTTTTCGGGCATCAGCCCATTTTTGTTGTTGGAGTGGTGAAAGCACGGAGCGCACTTCCCGACAGCTTGAAAACACCATACCGAGTCAAAATAGCTGGTGCGATACTTCCACATAAAAGGGCCGTATAGCCCAAGAGCGGGTATTTTCATGGCTCCTGCAAAGTGGATGCTGCTGGAGTCGGGGCCAATGACCAAATCGCACGTTTGAAGAAACGCAACGCTTTCCTCCCAGCTTAGTCCGGATTCAGTCAAGTTGATCAGATTGGGTTTGGGGTCTGGAACAGACACAGAATCAGGCTCCCCAAGAATGACAACCTCATAGCCTTCGTCTAAGAGCTTGGTCACCAAAACACACGAGTTTTTGTGAGGATAAGACCGGACAGGACTAGAAGACCTCCACTGGTAACCGATCCGCTTGACCCCTTGTTTCTTCGGCCAACGTTTACTTAGGTTGACAACATCCGTAGGCAACGGAGCGTAAATAAGGTCTTCTTTGATCTGCTTGGTGCTGGGAAGAGGGATGCCAGCCGACCAGAACATAGCGTCCACGGCATGAAATCCGTTGTTGTTCTCTACCGCACCCTCAAGGTTGATGACTTTGGCGTGTTCAGGGACATCTGTGACTTTAAGCGGAAAATCCATTGCGACATCCACAGCAGGGCACTTCTTGGC